TATATGCTGGTATGGAGATAATAAGCAGGATTGATGGGGGATAGACACCACCACTTCTGGTATACCCTTATACGCTAAAAAGGTATCAGACAGAAAAGGAAGTGCAGTGGTGTTTATCAGAGAGAAGAAGACAGACTGTGCCAATTATAGAGAAGTGGACATAATACCACGAACAGAAGCAGCAGAGCAGGCAACCAGAGGGAAGAGGGGCAGGAAGAGAAAGAGCAACGCCCCAAAGCAAAAAGACCTTAACGACAAGAACGCCAAACGCTATCTGGTACAGTTAGGCAATGGCAATTTCAGCATAGGGGACCTGCACACGTCCTGCACATACAGTGAAGAGAACCTGCCGGGCACAGTAGAAGAAGCAGAAAAGATAGTGACAAATTACCTGCGCCGCATAGCGTACCGCAGAAACAAACTGGGACTTGAACCACTTAAATACATACTGGTAACAGAATACAAGTACACAAAGGACGGTCAAAGCATTAAGCGTATACACCACCATATCATTATGAATGGTGGACTTGACCGTGACGACGTGGAAATGATGTGGACAAAAGACCGTATCAACTGGAAGAAGACCAGTGACCCGGAATACAGAGCAAGTATAAAGCAGCTGGGCTGGGTAAATGCAGACCGCCTGCAAATGAATGAAAACGGCATAGAGGGTCTTTGCAAATATATTGTCAAGGACCCGCAGGGAAAGAAACGCTATTCCAGCAGCAGGAACCTTGACCGCCCGGAAGTAACCAGAGAGGACGGCGGGGAGAAGCAACAGCGTGACCAAAACCACTGGAAGTATAGCCGAAATCTGACAGCACCGGAAGAAAAGTGCAATGATTTTAAATACAGCAAACGCAAAGTGGAACAGCTGGCAAAGTCACCAGATGGAGGGCTGGAAGAGTTCAGAAAGATATACAGCAATTACAATATCGTATCTTGCGAACCCGTCTACTATGAGCAGACCGGGTGGCATATTTACTTGAAGATGTGGAAAAAGGAAAAGCCAAAGGGCAGAACAGGAGGAAAGAAGCGTGAGAGGAAGAACACCGCAGATACGCCGCATATTAAGGCGAAAGAGGATAAAAAGGGCAATTAAGGCATACGGCAATTACATTGCAGCAGGACTGCTGGCAGTGGTTGTGATTGTGTTTACAGTAGGGGCAGCAGTAAAGCCAGCTGCAAACAGCCTGCCGGAAAATACCAAAGAACCGGAACCGACACCGCCGACCACGGAAACAGTGCAGCAGGAACCATACCCGTTCAACCTTATGTCCCTTGACTGGTCCGGTGAGGAATTAGAGGGCTGGACAAGATATGAAGTGCCGGAGGACTACGCAGACAACGGCGGGTATTTACCGGAATGTATGCAGCAGTACACATACATAATCTGCAAGCAGTATGGCGTTGAATATACGCTGGTGCTGGCAATTATCGAGATAGAAAGCGGGTACAGATGGGACGCCAGCTGCAAAGAGGGGTCAACCGGATATATGCAGGTATTACCGAAGTGGCACAAAGAACGTATGCACAGACTGAATGTTGATAATGTGGAAAACCCATATTTCAACGTGCTTGTCGGTGTAGATTATCTGGCAGAACTGCAAGAGAGGTTCGACACAGAAGCAGAAGTGCTGACAGCCTACAACTACGGCGTTGCTGGTGCCTATGAACACGTATGGAACAAAGGATTGACAGAAACAGAGTATTCAAGAGAGGTGCAGCAGGCGAAAGAAAGAATTGAAAGAAGAATGAGGGGTGAATGGTGATGGAAAATGAAATCAGACTGGGCGACATTATGGACAAGCTGACGCCCAGTGACAGAGTGGTGATATATAACGCAGCCAGACAGGTTGTATACCGTGGATATGCTGCAAACGCAGTGCATGGAACATTGAACCCACAGCGACGCATAAAGAAAATGGGGCTGGGCATGGAAACATACAGAGCAACAGAACAGATGTGGGACTGGGAAAAGACAGACAGACTGCCGGAACAGATACCAGTTGAGCAGTTCAGCAAATACCGGGTGGAAGACCTGCAACACATTCTGTATATCAGAATTGAACTGAAAAGCGAATTTGAACAGTGAGGGTCAGAACATGAAGTGTAAATTTTGCGGGGCAGAAGTAAAACTGGGCGAACGGTGCCAGTATTGCAGGTCAGTCGCAGAAGCGTTCTACTACAAGCCAGAGGAACCACCGGAGGTTGTAGGGAAAAACTTAACAGACCAGAAAGAATATACAGTGCAAAAGGGTGACAGTCTTTGGAGAATTGCGCAGAGGTTCTACGGAAACGGTGCCGCCTGCTACGCACTGGCACACAGAAACGGCATTAAGAACCCAGATTTGATATATCCGGGGCAGGTATTGAAGATTTAGGAGGAAAAGAGCATGAAGAAGCAATGGGAACCACCGGAACTGGAAGAAATGCAAGTGGTCATATTATCACTGCACCAGAAATGGTGGCAGAAAATGACAGCAGGTGAAAAGGTTCTGGAACTGCGGAAGACAAAACCGCAATGCAAAGCACCGTTCCGGGTGCTGGTATACGTGACAGGTGGTGCCGGGGTGCTGGGTGAATTTATTTGCCCGGAGGTTTTGGAAATCAAGAACTTTGAAGAAGCAGAGAAGAAAAGCAAGGTTCCTGCACATGATATTCACAATTATGCAGCAGGGAGCCGCAACAAGGTTTACGGCTGGGAAGTCGCAGACGTGAAAGAGTACCCACGGGAAGTGACGCTGGAAGAACTGGGAATTAAAAGAGCGCCGCAGTCGTGGCAGTATATGAGGTGAGAACATGGACCAGATACAACATGACAAAATCAAAGAAAAACTGGCAAAGATAAAAGCCCTTGCAGAACGTGGCGTAGGTGGAGAGAAAGAAACTGCAATGCGTATGTATGAGGAATTAAAAGCCAGATACGAAATTGAGGACGAAGAAATAACACTGGACGAAGTGACGCTGCACTGGTTCAGCTACAAGAACGACTTAGAAGAAGACCTGCTGACGCAGATTTTCTACATGGTAACAGGAAGCGCCAGTTATCGCAGATACACCGGAAGTTATAGCCGCAGAAAAAAGCGTGGCTGCGATTGCACAGAGGTTGAAGCAGCAGAAATCACACTGTATTTCAATTTCTACAAAGAGGAACTAAAACGGGAAATGGAAGCGTTCATGGCAGGTTTTAAGTTCAAAAACAACCTATTCCCGGACGAAAACGCCCGTTGCTATCAAGAACATAAGGGCGAAGAACGGGAAAGAACAGACGAAGAAAACAGAATGTTGAAAAAGGCTGCTTTCTTTGCGGGCTTCATGGACGGCAACCAGCCGCCACGGGCACTGATAGGAGAACCGGAGGAAGAAGACTGATGGAAGATAGACAGAAAATCATTGAAAAGCTGGTGAAAATAAAAGCGCTGGCAGAACGTGGCATAGGCGGGGAGCAGCAGACGGCGCAGGCGATGTATGACACATTGAAAGAGAAATACAAAGTCACAGACGCAGAAATTGAAAAGGCGGCAGCAGTTCCGGTGGATATTTCAGAAATTGACTTGAAGAAATTCTGGGGCATAGCTTTTCAACTGGCAGCAGTCGCAAAGACATTGCAGGAAGAAACGGACATTTGCACCGCCTGCCCGTACACATACACGGACGAACAATGCACGGGCTGCGGTACATACTGGAATATGCGGGACTTACGGCTGGATTTTGAAGCAATACAGCAAAGATTGATAAAGGCAGCAACGGAGGGATAAAGCGTGGTAGCGAGGAAAGCAAGGAAACCAAAACACCAGAAAAGCGAATACCCAACATTACCGGGGCAACTGGGGTATCTTAACAGCTATTATTGCCCGGTATGCGGAAAGCATTTGTTTTCGGCATACGACAAGGACATGAAGAAAGACCGGGAAGACGGCTATTACTTCCATGTGTCAAATGACTTCAACTATTGCAGTAAATGCGGACAGTTACTTGACCTTGACGAATGGAAGAGAAAAGAAGAACCGCCGGAAGCGGCAGAAGAATTGAAATTTGATGATTAAGAGGTGCAGACATGGCAGAGGGAAGAAAAGCAATATCAAAGGCAATGCGGCAGCAGGTGTATGACAGCTTGAACGGTCACTGCGGGTATTGCGGTTGCAAAATCACAATCAAAGAAATGCAGGTTGACCACATAGAAGCCGTGTACTTGCACGAAAAGGAACTGAAAGCAGGGAAAGCGCAAGAGATAAACAGCATTGAAAATTATATGCCAGCGTGCCGGGCGTGCAATTTCTATAAATCGACAATGAGCGTTGAGAAATTCAGAAAGCAGCTGGAAACATTACCGGAACGGCTGGAAAAAGTATTCATATACAGACTGGCGAAAAAGTACGGAATTGTGAAAGAAAATTGCGGAAAAGTAAAGTTTTACTTTGAGAATGTAAAGACAGGAGGTGAAAACGAAGCAAATGAGTAGAGCATATTACAGAAAGCGCAGCGAAGCCACGGAGCAGGAAAGAGTTATAAACTGGGCGACGTTCTACGCAAAGGACTTCCCGGAACTGGACTTGCTGCACCATATCCCAAACGGCGGCAGCAGGAACCAGCTTGAAGCGGCAAACCTTAAACGACAGGGAGTAAAAGCAGGCGTGCCGGATTTATGCTTGCCAGTAGCCAGAAACGGAAAACACGGGCTTTATGTTGAAATGAAGTGGGGAAAGAACAAAACCACAGACAAGCAGGACTGGTGGCTGGAACAGCTGCGGCAGCAGGGCTATGAAACAGCGGTTTGCTGGACGGCAGAAGAAGCAATGGACACAATAGCGGGTTATCTGGGAGTTATAGAGCAGACAGGAAGAAAGGTGGAAGAGTAAATGGGAGCAATGGACCACACATTGAAACAGACAGTGCCATATTACAGCACCATGAAGCGTGCGGGGGCGTTCAGACAGCCACAGAAGCCGCAGAAGCGGCAGAAGAGAACGACACTGACGGAATACAGCCAGAACGGGCAGAAAGCCATATTAAAACCACACGTCACAGTCAATCAAGCCGCAAAGAAGCTGTACGACTACGAACAAACCGGATTGTCACCACATGAGGTTGCAAACCTTGTTGAGCAGGTGCAGAACTTGACAAGGCGTGTGAAGAAATACGAAAGCTGGGAAGAATGAACGACGTTGACCGCTGCTTGATATGCGGTGAGATTATCCCGGAGGGTTCGCAGGTCTGCACCGCCTGCCGCAATAAATACGACATTGTGACCGGGGAAACAGAAGAAATGGCACAAGAACTGTGGGACGTAGCGGACGTGCTGAAAATCACAGAGGACACAGACACAAACATTAGAAAGTCAATGGAAAGCATATTGAGGATTGCAGACAGACTGGAAAGGACAAGCAATGGCAAGAAAAGAAGATAAACAGCAACAGTATTTGCCGTTAATAGTAAAAGCAAAGTTACATACTGGCGGCAGGGACTATGAGAAAATCAAAGAGGAATTAAAGGGGCAGGGCTTCACCTGCAAGCAAATGAAAGGAATGGTGCGTGAGGGCAACTACTTTGACGGAATAGTGCTGTATTTGTCAAAGTGGAACTGGGACAACCATGAAAGCTGGCACCTTTACAACTGGGACGACAAGGACGACAAAGAAGTTATGCTGGGCATATATGAAGCCGAACAGTACCACCCGCAGGCGCCGTATAGATACAGAGATAATTTTGAGAAGTTCCAGAAAGACTGGACAAGTGGAGAATATGACCCCGGTATGACGTTCACTTTCAAAGACAGTGAAGTTGAAGTGCTGGAAGTCCTGCAAGAAGAGGTGGACAACATAGACCACGAAGCAGTCAAAAGACAGGTGGCAGCAGCAGAGGACGCCCAGTACCAGAAGAGAAGAAAACAGCGCCAGCGACGCAAACAGGCAAGCAAGGGCAGCAGATACCATAGAAAGTTCTTTTGATGGAGGAATAGGACATGGCAAAAGGTAAAAAGCATTACAGCGGAAAAGAACTGATTTACCGCCGACAGCTGGCACGGCAGCAGGAAGAAGCAGCAGAGAAGACAAACAACATAAGAGTGCGCCAGCTGCACCAGATAAACGCCAGCCGCAGGGCTATTGGCTGGGCAAAACAGAAAATGAGGGAGGGCAAGAACAATGATTGCATTTCTGATTGAGGTTGTAAAAGCAATAATCACATTCTTTGCGGTATGCGTGGGGCTGGGAATTTTGTTTCTGGTCTATGTGGTAGTAAGGGAAGCGGCTTGGGTTGTAAAGCATGAGAACCGGAAGAAATACGAACAGGAGGAAACAGAGCATGAAAATGACTGAAAAGGAAATGAAAGAAGCACTTGAAGCGGGATTGATATTGGGAAAGATGGCAGCAGCAGTGTTTCAAGGAGCGTTAGAGCAGACCGGGAGCGAAGAAACAGCAAAGAAAGTAACGGAACAGTACATAAGGGCAAGTATAAAGCCGGATAGCGCAACTTTTTTATTTGGAGGTATGTAAAATGCAAAAAACAATTTTCAAGGCAGTGTGCCCGTTAGAGATTGGGGACACAGTAGCAATCAAAGCAACAAAGGACGGAGGAACAAAAGAAGCGCTTTACTTGCCGCAGGGCTGCACGGTGATTACAACGGCAGCAGTTGCGCTGCATAAGGTCACAGACATTGCGACGCTTCACTATCTGAAAAAAGGCGAAACACAGTTCTTGTATGAACTGGACGGCTGCGGGAAGTATGAACCATTGACCGTGAAAGTTCCGGTCAGAGAATTTGCAGACGAACTGAAACGCCGGGGCAGATAATAACAAATACTTACGGAAGTATACAAAATATACAAATATACTTCCGTAAGATTGTGCAGAATGTCAATAGATTTTATACTTCCGTAAGTATATAATAAAGACAGTTAAAGGAACAGAGAAAACGGAGGTATAAAACATGACAAAACAGAAATTAAAAGAAGCATACACAAACTGGAACAGGGAAATTACAAAACTGGACAGCAGGAAAACAGAGATTTTTCACAAATTGCAGGAAATGTGCGAAGAGAAAGGCGACGGGCACCGTTGGTGTTGCATGGAAAAACTGGTGGAAGAATTAGCAAAGAAAGGTCATATCTACCAAGCAATGCAACTTGTAAATGAATATTACCAGATATGCGGGCAGGAAGAAGCATTGAGAAATCTTGCAATCGCAACAAATAATTTTGAAATATAGGGAGGTATAAGCATGAATAAATATGTTGAAAAAGTAGAGAAATACAAAGAAAAAGTGCTGAAACCTGCACTTGAAAAAATAAAGACTGAACACGAAGAAGCAGAAGACTCTTACCGTGATACTGGTTATGACAGATATTACAAGAAAATGCAGAAGTGCGAAAGCCAGATTGAAGAAATAGAACAATATTTGAAAGCAGGAACAATGGAAGTAAGAGAGGTTACAGCAAGCGAATATAAAGAATTGCTGGAATTAAGACAAAAAATGAAAAGCATAAAAAACAAAGTATTTTATCTTTCAAAAGAACTGCCAATGTGTGCAGATTTAATGAACCTGCAAGACATTTTAAGGGACTATTAACAAGCGGCGGCAGTACCCCAGATGGTAGAGGGACGGGCACGGTGAAATAGAGCGACAGCAGTCGTTGTCAGTCTGTGTCTATGATGTCGCTGGTTCAAATCCAGCCTGCCGCATTACTGGGAAAGCAATTATAAATTCATACCAGATACAAGGAGGAATACCACATGAAAGTATTATCAATTATCAATCTTAAAGGGGGAGTGGCAAAGACCATTTCCAGCGTAAACATGGCACATATTCTGGCAGCAGTAAAAGGCTTCAAAGTCCTGCTGATTGACAACGACAAGCAGGGCAACGCAAGCAAGATTATGAACCGCCACAGCTATGACCATAAGGGCACGGCAGAGGTAATGACACAGCGGGGCATTGACCCGGCAGAGGTTATCCAGCACACGGACTTTGACGGGCTGGACATTATCACAGCAAACATGAATTTGCTTACAGCCAATCTGGAAGTCATGCTGGACCAGTCAAGACCACAGCAGACACGCTTTAAGAAGTTTCTTGACGGTTTGCAGAATGAATATGACTACTGCATTATTGACAACGCCCCAGACATTAACATTTCAACAATAAATGCGCTGGTAGCTTCACAAGACGTCATGATACCTATAACCATTGATGATTTTGCAATAGACGGTCTGGCAGAACTGAAAGAACAGATTGACAACACCCGTGAAGACTTGAACCCACAGTTGCGCTTCTGCGGTTGTTTTGTAACACAGTACGACAGAACAAATGAAGCAGACACGCAGGGCGAAGAGTTCTTGAAAACACTTGAATATCCGGTATTCAATACACACATTAGAAAGACACCAAAAATGAAACCCAGCACATTTGCAAGATTGCCAATCATTCTGTATTCCCCACGCTGCGGCGCAGCTGCCGACTATAAAGCGTTAGTGGAAGAATGGCTGAAAATGTGACCAATTCGGACACGATAGGAGGAAAAGAAAAATGAAATTTTCAGAGTACAATTCATTCCCAGAGGATATGGAAGAAATGACGCCGGAAAGCTGGCAGGACTTTTTCACATACTGCATAGAGGGAATAGAAAGCAGACAAGCATATAAAGAAAGTTTTCACGAAATGGGAACAGCATTGCGCATTTTGTGGATAAGAAAAGAAAAGGGACTGGGAATGTGCATAAGCAGAGAATACAACCCAAACAGTCCAGAAATAAAGTTTTTCAGAGTAGGAAAGCAAGAAGAATGGGACAAATTAAAATGCGCAATGGCTGCAATGTTCGCCCATGACAACAGTTAGGAGGTCAGACAATGGCAAATGCAGGAAAAAAATTTAATTTAACTGAATTACTAAACCAGCGTTCCAAAGAGGTTACAGAACCTATGCAGCAAGGGCAGCAGTCAGAAACCGTGACGTCCGAAGAGAGCGTGAGCAGTACAGCTGATATATACGACCTTATACCGTCAAAGGGGAACTTTTACAGCGTGGAGGACGTGCAGGACTTGAAACAGTCCATTGAACTTCTGGGAGTGCTGCAACCGCTTCTGGTGACAGAAGAGGAAGAGAACGGCAAGCGCCGTATCATTGCAGGGCACAGAAGACGGCTGGCGGTCATGCAGCTGGTGGACGAGGGAAAAGAGCGTTTCAGACGGGTTCCAATCTTAATCAAGCCAAAGAAAAACGCTATTATAGACAGACTGGCATTGATTATGGCAAATCGTTTCAGAGAGAAGACAGACTGGGAACGCATGACAGAAGCACTGGAAACAGAAAAACTGGTGCTTGAATTAAAAGACAGCATGAACATTCCGGGCAGAACCCGTGATTTGTTAGCGGAAATTATAGAAACGTCCCCGGCACAGCTTGGAAGATACAAGGCAATATATAACAACATCATTGCAGAACTGATGACAGAATTTAAGGCAAACAGAATTGTTGTATCTGTCATTTATGAAGCGTCCGGGCTGCCGGAAGATTACCAAAAGCAGGCGGCAGAGATATTCCGGGAAAATGAAGTGCTGACACTGGCAGACGTCAAGCAGCTAAAGAAGAATTACGAAGCGTCACAGCAGATACCGGGACAGATGGACATAAACCAGTTGCAGGAGCAATCAGAAGAGCCACAGACGCAGGAAACCAAAACAGACGATGAAACAGACGTGCAGCAGGAAGAAACAGCCAAAGA